AACAGGAGTTAATACTGCACCAGATCCATCACCATTTATTTGAAGATCTGGAGGAGCAATATAATCCTTACCTTTATTTTCTACAATAACCTCAGTAATAGATCCATTATGAATAATAGGTGTCAATTGAGCATCAGTACCAGAGGATAGACTTACATCTGGTTGTCTATTAAAGTTAATAACTTCTGATGATCCATATCCAACACCTTTATCAGCAAGGTGAATTGACGTTACTTCTCCTCTAAAGATTGGTTGAACTTTAGCTTCAAAAGTCTCAACACCTACAGATGCTACACCTACATTACCTGTTATAGTTACAGAAATCTCAGGATAGTTAAATTGATGTGTTCCAACACCAATATTTGTTAAAGGACGATATTGCTTGGTTCTATAATAGAAATCACTAGCAGTAGTTCCAACACCAACACTTGTTAATTTAAAATTATCTTTATCAACAAAACAAACATAGTAATCTGTAGCAGTTGTTAATCCAGTAATAGGAGTTCCCGTACATGTATAATTTACAACTTCTCCATCTTTATAGTCATGATTTACAATCTTTATTTGATCTAATGATGTAGTAATACCTGCAGGTTGGACTGTTCTTTTCTTATTTTCATAACCTGTTCCAGAATCAATTACATTAATGGATTCGATTATTGATTTTGTATTAGTAGCTTTTATAAATTGTGTTCCTGAACCACGAGAGGTTAAAACAACTGTATTAATTCCAGCAAGAGCACCAGCTTCATCGGTATGAAGTCTTATTGTAGTGCCTCCAGAACCGACTACAGAGGCATAGTAACTAGCACTAGTAGTCAAACCACCCACCGACTCCTGATTGTCAGTTACATAGATGATTTGCTCACCATTAGCAAATTTATGATAAGTGCTAAATCCAATTGTAGATGGTAAAGTTCCTGTTGTTCCCAATCCTACTTTTTCTGAAGATGCAGTAAAGGGGATAGAATGATCCACACTCTGCATGTTTATTGCAGCAACAGCATCTTGTCCATTTCCACCTGTAATTTTTATTGTAGGTTTCTGCTGATATCCAAAACCAGGATCTATAATTCTAATACTTTTTAAAGTTCCTTTAACAGCAACAAATCCTGTAGCACCTGTTCCTACATTATCAGTTATTTTAGTAATAGGGGGATTTATTACATCATAATTAGATCCTGGAGCAAGAACATCTATACTTTCTAATTTTCCATAATAAACTTTTTCGTAAGATTTATAATTTAAAACTTCTACACCGTTTACCAAAATACCAGTAGATCCAGGAGTAGTTTCAGAAACTGTTCCTGAATCAGTTGGTAATGAAATTACTCTTGCTAATTTTTGTGATTGTAAAGTTTCTCCGTTAAAATTAAAAGGTTCAATTCTATTATCTGTAGCAACACCTGTTCTTGTACCATCATTATCAAGGTTTATAAAGTTTCCATTATAAAGGTCTGGTCTACTTTTTGCTAATTTAATTCTATTAGCATCTACCCTCTGAATGAAATAAAGACCTTCATCTGTTAAAGATGATTTAATAACAAAATTATCAAGTTTAGTCCCACTGGTAGGGTCTACATAAACATCATTAACTATCTGTGGTGTATAATAAACAGAATCCCCAGTATAGAATCCGTGATCAAAAATAGGAACACCAACGGGAGTAGTTGCATCAGCAATTATATCCCAAGTATCTCCACTAAAGTTTCCATTGAATATAATTCTATTAGCATTTACACCAAGAGATGATGAATCATATGATGGAATAGATGGGGATGTAATTAATAGTCTTTCTGTTTTTCTTTCTTTATAAACATTTTGGACATCTGAAGAAAATCTTGCAGCTTCAGGGAAGTTAAGTGCATTTGCTTTAGCTAGTTTTCTTTCTATTACATATGGATTATCATCTAAGTAAGCAGTAACATCAATTTCTCCCTGCTCTTTTAATATAAAAGATTTTGAAGAAGTTATTTGACTTATAATAGAAGCAGGAAGAGAAGTCTTTTCCCCTTGAGAACGAGAAATAACAGCTCTATCCCCAACTTTAAATTCATGATCAACATCAGTAAAGACTTCATATGTAAAGTCTGAAACGTCTATTAATCCTATTCTTTTTACTTTATAAGTTGGTGTAACATTATATGACCAACCACTCAATTTATACCCAGTATCACCAATTCCTAAAGTTTTAATTTTTATATCATCACCATTTCCATAAAGGCAATTAGCATCTGAATATTCAACACTATTAATAACACTAGTAATTCTTACCTCAATTGTTTCATCTGGATCAACAACAGAACTTCCATATGCAAATGTATTAATACCAACTACTGTTGCACTATCAATAGTTTTACCAATTCCACTTAATCCGAAAAATTGAGTTAAATTTTTAGAAGTATATGAACTTATTCCTACAGTATTATCACTATACTTAAAGTGTAATTCACCTTCAGTTGCAAATCCAACTGTAGAGTCAACATCAAAAATAGTAGAACCTGCTGAAATTCCACCAACTAGTCTAGTTCTAGGTGAAATCTCAAATGTACCATAAGTAGCACCTTCTACCCTTGAGTCTCTATTATATCCAGCATCTACACTAAACTTATAGTATGTCTCTCCAACACCAACAGCAATTTTTTCTACATGAGTTATAGGAGCATATGCTTTATCAATATCATCACCATATTCATCTTGGAACAAAGTAGATAATTCCAAATTCATGGGATCACCTTCAACTGCTTGAACTACAAAATCTTTAGTGACTTTATAGTTAGCATTAGATGGAGTAAAAAGGAAATCACGAGGTCTTATGATATTCACATCCTCGTTATATAAAGCTTTGAATAAAATTTCAAAACCTCTATCAGTTCCCTTACTTAGATAGAAATCTTTTGACTGTTTTATAAAAACTTCTTGATCCAAATCAGAAGTAAGTTGTCTTCCTTCTAATCCTGGTGTAATTTGATATTTTGTCTTCTTTAAAAATTCTTTAAGGAACAGGCAACTTAAATTTTCTATTGTTGATCCTTTAGCATGTTCATCAGCTTCTGTAGTTTCAAAAACTAACTCCTCAGAACTAGTTGCACTCTTATAAGAGGTAATACCACTAAATCCTCTAATACATCCAGTAAATCCAAAAGTTGTTATTCCAGTATATGTAATAATTTCATCATTAATTTTTAACAACCCATAAGAATCTGGAAAACCCAGAGTTCCTGTAGGAAAGTTCTGCATATCAACATCAATTGCATCACTAGAAATACCAACTGTTGCACCCAATCCAACAGAGTATGTAAGATTTGTAAGATTATCTATTTTTACATATTGATCAATATTCTGAACCAAATCAATTGGTCCACCTTCATATTCTTGCCCTTGATAATAAGATTTTAAAAATTCAGCAACTAATGGATAGTCTGACTTTACATATCCAGGTAATTGGTTCTGGACAATGTTATTAAACTGTACTCTTTTTGTTGTCATTTTATAGTCTTTCTATCTTAGTAGGATGAAGCTGCTGATGTAGATGATGTAGAACTACCACCTGTTGTAGTAGATGATGTAGTTGATGTGCTTGGAACCGAAGTTGTTCGTGTAGATGTTGTAGTATTACGTCCACCAGAACGAACTAAATTACCATTAGCATAACTGGTAGATGTGATGTAATTGGAACCAGAAGGATCTAATCCTGAAGATATTTCATCAACTACGGTTTCAAACGTACTGTTATTAATATCTAGTTGCAAATAAAGATCCTGTAATCCAATAACATCATTGGAAAGAGGACATGCAGAAATTTCAACAACAGTCTGACCATCTTTAATCATTCCAGATTGGATATTAACTGGATTTATAGTAATGATTCCCTCCTTATAATTAATGGTTCCTATGTTTCTTCTAATGATAGTAGGAGATTGAGATGCTTCTGATGGGACAGTGAAGAAAAATAATGATCCAGTAATTCTATTTGTATTGGGGATATCAGATATATAAACATCATCCATAACACCAGCAACTCTAAATGCTGATGATTTAATATTATATCCACTCATGCTCTTAATATGAAACTCATTACCAAAACCAATTTGATATTCAGCAAAAGCATTTAATACAGCTCTTATATCTCTTCTTATATAAATGGTCGTAATATTAGATGTAATCGATTCATTACTTTGATCGATAATATTCAAAAACTTACTATACTTAAATCTAGCACCATACTTATTCATTTCTGAAGATTCTGCATACTTCATTGAGTTACTTTGTACAACAGATGATACATATGCTGCAGAAGGTGCAAGATTACTGTTATAATAGATTTTTGAGTTAACTTCAATATAAAGATACTTCAAATCAAGTATTTCGGGAATAATTCCTGCTACTGCATACTTCTTTAACTTCAATTTTATCTGTTCTTTGATCAAATTTGGTAAAAAGTCACCAGTTTTGGGTTTTATACTAATAAAGACCTTTCCAAATTGAGGAGGAATCAAATCTTCACCTCCAAAAACTGAAATTGACTCAGTTTCGGGATAAATTCTTGACGGAATCAAAGATTCATAGTCATTTGAGGTTACTGCTCTGTTTTGAGACGAATAAATTCGAGGAGCAAACTTTCTAACTGATTCTACCGACTCAATTACCTCTCCACCCGATGCAGATAGTCCAGTTGTCATCAAAGAGATGCCAGAACTGATTGTATATGATTGAGCATTGCGTGTATATTGAATTCTACCTGCAAAATTGAATGAATTTAACCCATTTGCAGCATCTCCACTAGAAGTGATGTAATCTATCGTAATAAAATTACCATCTTCGAGTTCTTTTCCAAAAATTCCATCTCCAAAGAATATTTGATATCTCTCATCTTCAATTTCTTGCAAATAATAAACTTTTGACTCAGATTTTACGTCAAAAAGGCTATTTTGTGAACTATATTTGGTTTCTGTGGTAGATGCTTCGTTCGGTCTTACAGAAACAGTCATTAAATCGGTATCAACACCAATATTTGGTATTACAAACTTCTGATTTGGGACTCTTGATGAATAAGTGAAGGTTTGAGTTAAAAGTGTGCCTTCAAAAACCTCAATATCATTAAATTCTGCAATTCCATTTAAAACTGGGACTGTAATATCAGATAAAATTGAGAAAACAAAGGATTGTCCACCAAATGGACTTGATGATGCTGCCACTGGACCCTTTTTAAGGGTTAAAGAAGCAGGTGAAGGTGTAATTCCCTCTGTATTCACAAAGAAGGACACTGTTGCCCTTGCTGCTTGCCTTGGACGAGGTACATAACCTATGTTTCTTGCTAAAGATATGACGTTTTCTCTTAATGTAGCAGTATCAATGAACACCTCATTGGTGATCATGTTCGCATTGTATGATGTAATGTAGGTATTATATGCCAAAACGTCCAAAATCGTTGAAAGGTTAGACCCTTCAAAGTCATAATCGGTAAAATTGGAGTTAGATTTTAGATAATCTTGTAAAGTTATCTTAACTTGGTCAAAATCCAAGTTACTAAAGTTAGCTAATGGCATTTTTATCTACTTGATTGCAAAACAAATTGTAATTCTTGTGCTGGAACGTTCCTTCCTATGATCTCATACTTTATAGTTAAATCAAAACCGTTGTTTTCAAAGTTTGGATCTGCTTCCACATCAATCAATTGCACTCTATCTTCATAAGTTTCTATAGATTCACGTATTTCATCTACAATAATAGTGGCAGTAATGTCATCTATGTTATCAAAAAGAGATTCAGTGATCCTAGAACCAAAAGATGCATTAAAAAACTTCTCTCCAGGTAATGTAAATACAATGTTTCGTATAGAACGTGCAATTGCATTCTCATTTTTGAGTGCAATAAGGTCATCATTCAGTGGATTAGACTGAAATGTCATGCTAATATCTTTAAATCCTTGACTAACTCGTTCTAGAGGCACACTAATAGAGCAATTATTGTTTATTTATTAAGGATTGCAAACTAAAATTCAGATAAAGTCATAGTCTGGTCTTCGTAATCCAATCCATCGTCTTCAAAATCCCCAAATATCTCACTTTGCACCATTTCATCACGTTTTTTAGGTGTAAGATGGTCGTTAGATACTTCTCTTAGCATCTTTTTCTTGGAGTTTTCCATATTTTTTCAATATTTTTACTATTTAACATAAAAAAAAGAGGGTCTTCACCCTCCTTTCTTATTTTCCTTGTCCACGGTATGCTTTTTTTGCTTTATTTCGAGACGTTGCGGATAGCAGTGTGCGAGCCGAGCAGCCTTGACGAGTTTTTTTGGGACGAGGGATCTTGTATGTCCCATCTTTTATCCCTGATAGCATTGGCATTAGTTAGTTTCCTCCAATTTACGTTGAACTGAGTCGGGGGTTGCTTTGATTCTGTAGTCAACCCCATCCCTACGAGAAAGTTCGGTGAGGATCTCTGCTGAAAGATCCCATAATTCTTCACTTCTTAATTGTGAATTCACCGAAAACTTAAATGACCCTTGTTTTCTCATGTCCTACACGTATGCGAGGGTCACACCATGTCTCA